AGATGAGCATTATGAATTTCATTAAATGCAACCATCCAATTACTACTCCGAACTAATTTCTGTTGGCGTAACGTTAATGATATCTTTTGCTTCTCCGATTTTACCTTCGAGCTCTGATAATCTTTTTTCAAGTTGTTCACGACTCATTCCCTCCAATCCAACATGTGTTACTTCTTTCTTATCTACAAACATACCTGCCATTTGTCCAGATCTATACTCTGCATTGACAGCTACAGAAAATTGTTTCTTATCTTCTGCTTTTTTACTTAAAGTTTCAAATCTTTTATATTTTTTTAATTTGTCACCTTCATGTTTTTTAAGTTCTTGGTTATACTTCATTTCCATATAACGTACTACATGTGGGTTTTTATTGGGATCAGTTAATCTACTTGCAATTTCTGTGGGACCTTCAGGTTTACTAGATTGATAACCAGCTCTTTTAGCAGCTTCAACCTTAGTGATCTCTCCCCAATTACTAACATATATATCAACAAAGGCTTTTTGTTTGAGTGTTAGTTCGGCAGTAGATTTTAATGTGTTTTTCCTTTTGGTCATTTCTTGACCAGATACTACCACAAGTTTCTCCCAATACACTTTCTTAGAAACAAAATAATAAAATTTTTTTAGCACAAAATGGCCTCTCTGTTTCATATTTCTGCCTTATTCCTAAAACTAATAATATTTTCCTGGGAAATTCCTGGTGTTTTCCTGGTCTAAAATGCTCTAGAATTGTTGTATATCAACGATTTTCCCAGAACTTGCTTAAAAAAGGCTTGTTTTAAAAAAAATAAAATAAAATGTTTGTAAGGAAGTGTACTAGGAAAGTGAGCCGAGAGCCGTGGTTCGAGTGTCTAGGTCACATAACCCACACCCTTTTATCAGAAAAAAAATTTTCGCTAGACAATCATTCTTACCAATTATTACCAAGGTTCACGGAGCTGGGTTTGACAAATACAGATGAAATGATTAATACTTAATTTGGTAATAAGTTTGATATTAATTATTGCCTCTTTGTTAGTTAATCTAGGTTACATAGTTTTTATTTGTTTCTTATGTGGCCTAGATCTAAAAAAGGTTCTCCATAACCAAGATCTACATATACTTATGATTGTAAAGATAACTGCTATATGAAAGCTTTCCCAGACCGTTGGATACATACCAAATAGAGGGAATATCCAGAGCTGTATCATGGTGCTCAATAAAAGCCCTGATCCAACATCAATTAAGGTTTCAAATAAATTTTGATTTAATTTCATAATATGCTATAACAATATTATGTTTCATATACTTCATATGATTCCTTTCTGCTTTGAGGGTGGCGATTGCTCCCTGCCCTCAAAGTTTAAATTCTTTTACCCACCATGACTAATCTAATATATCGTGATGAACGTAGACATTATCAGCGTCCATGATTTGTCTACGTTTATTCTCAACTTGTCTCCTTAATTCTTTTCTTTCATCTTTATTCACCAACTGCTTCAATCTCTCAAATAGTTTTGAGTATTCGTGCCATAAAAAATGTCTTCTTTTAAATTTAATTAAACCTTCTTTTAATGCTTTAGTATATCTGTATCTAACGTTATCAGGTTCCCAACCAGCCCACCAACAGATCTGCTCAAAGTCTTTAGAATTTGATATCCAGAAATGAGCATCACACTTATTTAAAGAACTCTTTCTATCTCCTGCTAACATTCTTACATCATCAAATGCATTTAAGATTACATGTCTCCATAATTTTTGCTCATTACATACATGAGTCTCTGAGATAATATCCTGAGCAATATTAGTGCCCATAAGTCTTAACAAGTCTGGAGAGTAGATCACGATAATGGCCTTTCGAATTTTTAAAATTACAACGATTGGCGACTTCGTAATGTTCATGGACATCATCAATCAATATTGTGATGGCTGCACCTTCTAAAGATTCTTCTTGGATATGTTCTTTTATATCTTTGAAGTCTTGAGTCATTTCTTTTTTAGTATAGTTGTCCATTCTCATACAATAACATCTTCTCTTTTATAAGAATTGAAATCTATTACATTTGACTTACTATTTTTTATTTTAACTGTTACTTTCTTTGTCTTTAAATTTTTTTGTGGTTCATTATGAATACTGTATATGTCATTGGTATCATTGAGAAATTGTGGACCAAGTTCAACGTAACCAAATTGAACTCCATTAAGTAAAGCAAAAATAGTAGATTGATACAACCTAAATTGACTAGGCGTAAGTTTCCTAGCTGCCAACACACTCAGCTTTGTTAAATCAGTGATACCACCCTTTTTCTCTGCCATTAATATAATCCCATGCTACTTTAAATAATAATACTTGTTCTGCTTCCGATTCTAATCCGTGAGACGTGCTTCCTGATCCGTTACAATGAATACAAGAATGAACTGTTCTAGAGAATTTCGCAAAGATAAAACCTTCTCCTTTACACTCTATACATTTCTTGTAGTTGTACCTAATATCACTCATATAAAAAAATTTTTATTAACGCAAGTATTAATTGTAAAGATTATTTTTGATGGGATCAATGCCAAGGGTTTATAACCCACGACATTATATTTCTTCGTTATTCCAGAGTCTTAGCATAAACACAATAAAACCAAAGATTAATGCTATTAAAAAAATATTTAAAAAAAATGCAATCATAATTTATTTATAAAATAAAAAACTATTAAAGAACCTATTAATAAACATATCATACCATATGCAAACATACCTAAACCAAAAGCAGCACTCATGTTAGTAACCCCAAGTTATAAAAGAATATCTTGACCCCTGAGTTATTAATTTTACTTCATGTGGATAAATAAAATTAGAGGGCAATATAAGTACATCTCCTTGCTTTAAGACTATTTTTTTATTGCTAACATAAAACTCCCCACCCTTAAAATTGTCATTTAACAAACCAACAATACTTAAAATAGGCACTCCTTTTTCTTTACCATCAAAAATATTATGTATGTTATCTATATGTAAAGCCATGTTTGTTTTCGTATCATATCTATTTACTCTAAACCTAGACAGTTTTTTTACAATTTGTTGATTGTTGTATAAATATAAATAAGGATATAAAGAAAAAATCTCATCATAATATTTTAGTAATGCTTTTGTTATAAATGGAATTAAAGTATTTTGTTCATTCTTCTCCATCATATAATTTTTTATTTCTCCTTTTCTATTCTTTTTAAGTTTAATAGATTTACCATTTTCATCTTGCCACTCATGATATGTGTAATTAACTTTTTTAAAATATTTTATTAAACTTTTACAAGTTTCTACAGGCATAGTATTATATGCTCTTACAAAATCTAAAGCTTCCATAAATTTTAATCTCTACCCTCTTCAGTTAAAACTTTTTTTATAGCAAGACCTAGGATTCTTGCACATTGTGGGACGATTGCGTTTCCGAGACTTTTGATTCTGTTTGATCTATCTTTGTCCAATTCATAGGAAATCCCATCAGGAACTCCACAAAGGTCGGATTGAGTTTGCCACCAGGTGTATTGTTCTTCAGTACTTGCCTCGGTAATATTGTTGCTTGATCTCTGGCTTCCTTCCAAGTCGGTTGATATGCTGCGTCTTTGTAATCCCTCTGTCTCGGTGTTGGCCATAGTTTGTTCACTACATCGTTCAACTTCGCTCCGAACTTTCTGCCAGTCCCAACCCTCGTTACACTCCAACCTGATGAATTCTTTTTCACTGTCTCTGGTGGGGCTACTACATCCATCTGACAACTCGCTGATGGTGTTGGATACATTTGAACTATTTGATTCAATGGTGGCTTCTGTCCTCCTCCTGGATGTGGTTTCCGTGGTTTGTTGATCTCGTTGGAGTCGAAGCTTGTCGGAGTCGGAAATGATTGTTTCTTTGATCGAAGATGTTTCTCTACTTGATTCATGTTTTGATATGTTGGATACATCGATTTTGGATAAAGTTTCATTTGATCTTTTTGATATTGTTGGAACATCTCCGTCCATTTTTCTTTCGGAACTTTGTTCGATTCCATTCTTGCTTCTATAGCCCATCTCACTACTACTGGATCTATTTGCTCCCTCAAATTTCCAGGTCGTTTTCTGTTCTTTCTCTGTCCACTTCTTATCTGTTGTTTGAAACTTTCCTCTGCTCTCCGAGGCAAGTAATCCATTGTATTTGGAGTGGCCAATAATCCAGACTCTGTTCCTTTGATGCCAAGCACCGATGCCTGAAGCTGGAATAAGGAAACATTGGACTTCGAAACCTTCACCTTCCAATTGGTCTTGCACCTGTCGGAGTACCAAGCCGTCTTGGAGGTTAATAAGGCCTTGCACATTCTCCCCAATAACGAACTCTGGTTTAATTTTTTTAATGAGTCTAAACATTTCTGGCCAGAGATATCTGTTGTCATCTGTTCCTTTTTGTTTTCCTGCAACACTAAATGGTTGGCATGGGAATCCTCCAGTAATGACATCTGCTTCGAATTCTTCTCCTTTGACATCTCTTATATCTCCTTCTATTGGTACATCAGGAAAATTTTTTTGTAAAACTTTCTGACAAAATTTATCAAACTCTATAAACTTTACTGTATCAAATATACCAGTGGAGTGAAGACCTAAACTAAAGCCTCCAATACCACTGAATAAATCTAATACCTTAAGTTTATTGTTCAACTTGATCTCTCATTTTTAGAAATTTAAGTTTTGCTATTTTAAGCATCCTATCAAATAAAGATTCTGCTTTGATAGTATGTATTTTATTTCTTAACTCTCCATTAACATACAAGATTACATTATTACTTTTATGATCAAGTTCGATTGTAAAAAACTCTTTAGCTTTTATTTCTTTTGGATCCGACATTTGCATCTCCATTTATAAGTTTTGTACGAAAAGTTGCATTAGGTATTCTGTGTTTCCTAGCTTGATGATCAATATAATCACTTAATATTTTTGATATCATTGCACCAGGAGCTCTAAATTTTTCTTTACATAACCCCTTTAACAAATCGTAATCTGTTTTTTTAATTGCGACTGACTTCCATTTATCTATATCCATTATATTAATTCCCTTCCTTGAGCTGATGCTTCATCTATTATACCGAGTAAATCTTTTAGTTTTTTATTTTCTTCTTTTAATTTTTTTATGTTTTCTTGAAGTTGGTCTAAATTGTTCATAAGACTTTTAACTGCTTCTTCAAGTTTTCCTAAAGAATCTAGATCACCTTCTGGTTGTTGACCGATTGGTAGTATATTATTATTTGACATTTAAGTCCTCCTTGTTTGGTTGATTGTTTCTTTCGTATAGTTCGTCTTCTACTAGAAGAGTAGCAATAGTTCTATTTATAGGATAATGTTTTCTAAAACTATTATCTTCATAAAAAGAAATATTTGCCACACCATCAATAAGCATATCTAAATGTAATGAATCCTCTATTGGAGTACCATCAAAATCATGTGTTGGTATTGCTGCTAATTGTTCATCTAAGTTAGTTATGATATTCTCTAGTAAATTGCTTTTGCTTTTTAGTTTCATGTAGTCTTAAATATATGGGATAAAAACCAAAGTCAATTAAAAAATTGTAATTAAAATAAAAAAGCGTATAAAATTATATGACCATATTGAAATTTGTAATGTTAACTAGTTTTTGTTTTATTTCACCAAATAATGGTGAAAAATGTGGCCAAACACTACATGATAACATCCCAGGTGCTTCACAATGCAAATATTTAGCAAATTACTATGGAAGTACCCTTAAAGATGAATTCATTAAAAATAAGGCCTCTATGACCTCTTATAGGGCACAATGTCTAGCTATTACCCAACAAGGCTTAGATATTGACCAGACCTTTGAAATATCTTATAATATCTTATGACGGCTTATCGTATCAGAGCTAGTATGGGAGGACAGTCTATTGATCATGTAGTCAATGCTGCCACTAGTAAAGAAGCGATACTTAAGTTGTCGGAATTAGTGGGTGATGGTTTAGTTGAAGTAGCCAATGATGGTTTTACTGGCAACACTGTACCCCACATAACTTATGAGGAACTTAAAAATGAGTCCGAAGAAGATAGAACTGTTGAGAAAACTTCAACATCTAGAGCATAAGTGGTCAGCAGAATTAATGACCCACGGTGGATGTAATACTGATATGCTTCAGATTGAATTCGATATTAAGTCTACAAGAAATAGTCTTAAGTATCAGGATGTACAAGAAAATTTAGCTAAAGCCAGTTAATTTTTCTTAAGTTTTAAAAAAGGAAACTTTTTACTTAGGGCATCTGTCGGCTTTTTAAACTCATAATGGTTTATAATTTTAAATAACTTTTCTCTCTTAGCTACTGCGTAAGGCAAAAATAATTTAGCTAAGTGTAAAGCTTTTTGATGTGAGCATCTCCATCTCCACTGATCTTTTTTACCTAATGAACCTTTACCTATTCCTTTGAAATGAATAGAACCAACTTTAACAATATCATAAAAGTTTTTTATACAATCTAAATCAGTCATTGCAATTTCCATTGCTACATTCCATTTTAAATAAATTTTATTTGATTTTATTTTTTTACATTTATATTGTGCGTAATTTATATTACCTTCACCATCAAATAATCCTGCAGCATAAGCAATCATATCCTGGTTATTGTGTGGAATGTTTTTATTATTTAGCATCTCCCCAACTTTCTCCAAGTCCATAGTCAACTACACTTGGTACTTTAAATTCAATTGTGTTTTGCATTAAAGCTTGTATCTCTTTTGCATGTGCTTCATCCTTAATATTAAAACAAAGTTCATCATGTATTTGTAACATTGGTAGATGACCAGCATTATAACAATCTAACATTGATTGTTTTGTTTGATCAGCTGAAGATCCTTGAATTAATCTGTTTAATGCTTTGTAGGTATATGCTCTTTTAATATTATCTTTACCATACTTGGCTACTGCATCTTCATATTTTTCTGCCTGATGTAACCCAAAGTCTCTTGTTTCCCACATATCAAATCTACATTTTCTACCTTTTTTAGTTCTAATAACTCCTTTTTCATCTGCTGCATATTTACATCTATCTGAAAGTTTTTTAACAAATGGTACTTTTTTATTATATTTAATAATTAATTCATTGGCTTCATCTTTACTAACACCAAGAGAATTTGCTAATTTGTTTTTACCCATTCCATACATTAAGCCTAAGCCAATTGTTTTTGCTTGAGTTCTATCTATACCAACTAGATCTGCAACTGTTTGATGAAAGTCTGCACTAGCATTTTGATAAGCTTCTACCAATTCATTTGATCCTTCATAACCATCTCCAATAGAAGCTGCATAATGTACAGTCATTCTAGGTTCTTGTTGAGAATAATCAAAACTTCCCCATTTATGCCCTTCTTCTGGGATAAAGAGACTTCTTATCTTGGGACCGAAATCTTTATTTCTAGATGGTACTTGTTGTAAATTTGGATTACTCATTGAAAGCCTACCAGAAACAGTCCCTCCATTATCTCCTCTTAACTGATTTATCTCTCCATGTATTCTCCCATTAACTTGGTATTTCATAATAGAGGATAAAAAAGTTCCATGAAATTTGTTCACTTCTCTTGCACTTACAATTAGTTGTGCTATTTTGTTTTTATTATTAATCAACCAATTTTGTGTAAAGGAAGGTTCTTTTGTTTTTTCGGTTCTTGGATATTCTAACTTCAATTTGTCAAAAGCTTTGGCAATCTGGCGGGGTGCCCAAATATCTATTTCTATTCCTGTTTCTTTCTGTATATCCAATAGTATTTCTTTTTCTTGGAGCTTCATTTCTTTTTGTAATTCTGCAGCTTTTTCCACTCGGACTCTCACTCCTCGTTGACGCATCTTTATTAATATCGGAAGCAGTTGCTGCTCCATTTCCCATACAGTAGTTAAACTCTGCTGCACTATTTCGTGCTTGAATCTTTGCCATAACTTTAATGTAAGCTCTGCATCTTGTTCTGCATAATAACCAACATGCTCAGCTGGTAACTTCCACATCTCTGCCTTTGGATCTATACCATGTGCTGCTGCAGCTTCTCTTAGTTCTGTCTCTGCTTTTATTTCATTAAGATAATCTACAGATAATGCATTCAAAGAATATGAAAATCTATTCTCATTTATTAGTGCGGCTGCAATCATTGTATCAACTATAGGTCCGTTGACCGTGATTCCAGATGCTGCTAACCAACCTACATCATATTGAGCATTATGAAATATTTTAGTATTAGGTAAAGCACATACATCTTTCATATATTTCTTTACTTGTTCAGGAATCATGTTGCCACCACCTAGATGACCAAATGGAAAATAACCTTTCCATCCTTCAACGGCTACTGCAAACCCTACAATTTCACCTTTACCTAAAGCCCAACCAGCTCCAAGTCTTTGATTAATACCATCGTCCCTAGTCTCTAAGTCAATAGCGATTTCTTTGTAACCAGATAAATCTTTATATTCATTAGGTGTGTTCCACATTGATTTTTTAAAAGTAAGTGTTAACTGTAATCCGTTACTCATTGGCTATTTCCTTTTAACAGTGTTCTAACTACTGTTGTTGCTGGGTTTAGATCCAAGTCTTTTATGCACCCCATCAATAAACTGCTTGACAGCACAAGAACCACAATAGTAAATTTTGTTTTCGATAATAACTGCATCTTTATCACACTTTGAACATTTAATTTTTTTGTTTGCTTTCATCCTTACGATCTTTGAGATGTTTAATTTCTAGATCACAATAATGTTTGATCTTTTCTAAATCTTCTAATGGTTTACCTTTTGCTAAGTATCTACATACATATTTTATGATATTAGCTTGAAGTGGATTTAAATTATTTTTTCTTATAAATGTCCAGGGTTGAATCACAAACTGCTTATAATGGGATCCTCCAATTTGTTTATCATTAGGAAAACTTTCATCAAACATATTTTTACTTGGCATTTTTCTCCTGTATATAAATTAAATAGTCTTGTCCAATCGGATAGTTAAACTTATAGTCAGATCTTAGTAAATGTAAAGTTTTTCTTGCTCTAGTTGCACCAGTATACCAAACCTTTCTTTCATCACTTTTTTCTTTTTTATTTTTATGTTTGTAATCAGATGGGTAATTACCCTTACCATAAAGCACAACATGATTAGCTTCTCCACCTTTGACACTATGAATTGTATCAATTGTTATTAACGGATCTTTATCTAATTCTTTCTGTCCATATCTTCTAAGTAATCTTATAAAGTGTCTTACTTGTCTTGGTTTAAAATTTCTTCTTAATATCCAATACCAAGGTTTATTTTTTTGATCATCTTCTAAAGTTAATCCACACCACTCTTTTAATGTTTGAAAATTATATTCTCTAAAGTCTGGTTCTTCTCTCCAAAATTTATCTAATCTATAAGCAGGATCTTCTAGTTCTCTAATGTATTTATACATATTTCTAGCAGCCTTCTTATCAATACTTTTATCTTTTGTAATTGAAGTCCAAGCTTTAATTGCTTCCCACTGTTTCTGATCAAAACATTTTGTGCCCTTATTATCTTTGTAATAAAGACCCGCATCTTTGGCTAACATTCTAAGTTCATTTACAGTTTCATTGATACGTCCTAATATGTACCAATCTTCATTAAATGTTTCAAAAGGTATTTCTTTAAATGATAAGTAAGCTTTAACAAATCCTTTACTTCCTCCCGGTAGGTATTCTTTTTCTTCACTATCACTAATACCTCTTCTAATTACTTGTGAGAATCTATGTATGGCTTCACCGAATCTCTGAGTTCTCCTTAACTTTACTTTACGACCAGGAAAGAATTGAGTAAAATATTTTGGGTCAGCTCCATTCCATTTATATATGGCTTGATCATCATCTCCTGCTAAATATATTCTATCTACTTTAGATGCCATCTTATAAATGACAGACCATTGAAGAGGTGTGCAATCTTGAGCTTCATCTAATATTAAAACTTTAAGTGATGGAAAGTCTACTTCTTTAATAGCTCTCTCAATCATATCATCAAAATCTATAAATGATCTTTCTCCCCCACCAACTTTGTAATGTTCATAAGTGCTTATCTTTCTTAAAAAAACAGTTAGCGAATCTCTTTTATAAGCTTCTTGTTTGTAAGCTTCCTCTGGAGTTATTAATAAGTTTCTAGCTTTACTATATACACCTAATGACCAATCCTTATACATAAAGTTATCATCGGCTAATCTTTTATCACTTGATTTAATAACTTTAGTTTGAAGTGCAAAATCAATTGTACAATCTTTAGGATCAAATACTTCTTCAGGAAAATATCTTCTACAATATGTATGTAATGTTTTAAATCTAGAAAAGTCTTCAGTAGTATAGTTTGGAAAAGATTCCATTGCTCTTTTAACTGCAGTGTTTACTGCTTTGTTTGTGAAAGATAAGTAAGCTATCTCTTGTGGTCTAATACCTTTTCTTAAATAACTTTTTAAAACCTTTTCAATTAAAGTATAAGTTTTACCTGTACCGGGTGGACCAAAGATCTTTATAGTTTTACGGTAAAGATCTTTTAATATTTTAAGTTCTAAACTTTCCTGTGTGGAATTCTTCATCCATCTCCGATACTGTTTTCTTTTCTTTTGGTTTAGTTGCTTTTTTATAATCTACAAACTTAGGCATTTCTACAGACCATACATTCTTAACACCTTCATGATAATCTATTCTATCACAACCCAATAAATGCATAGCCTCTGCTGCACTTTTAAATGTTTTATCATTACCTAAAAACTTTTCAAATGTAATCTTTTTAAAATAACAAACATTAGTTTTAGAATCTAAGACAACATAATTATCTTGTAATTTATCGAAGTCATCTTCCTCAATGTGGCTTTCAAAGAATTTTTTAAGAAAATTATATTTCTCTTCTCCTAGTGTATCTTCAAATTTCATCTTCTCATTCTCTACTGCTTTCTTAACTATTGTAGAAATAAGCATTTCAAAAGGGGATGGACCACTTCTAGGTCTAGGTAGTGTTACCCAATAGATACCATATCTTAAAAGTTTTACTCTAAATGATTTCTCATCTTTCATATCTTCAGGGCTAATGACTATTTTTTCTCCTTGAAATTTAAATGAATACTCAATTGATTTTGTACTTCTAATAAATTCAATATCCTCAAAGTCATCTATTAGGTCTGGTACTTGTGAACCAATACCAAGTTTTCTAAACTTACATAAATCCTTATTACATATTGGAGTAATAGCCCCAAGCTTAGGAGGACACTTATAATTATAATCTTTTTTAATAACAGATTTTGCTACAGAGTTATCTATCTCTCTGGGATCCATTGGAGTAACAAATATCTCTTGGTTTCTTTTTTGAAGTATTGTTCTCATTTCTTCAATAGTAATTTTGCCATCAGACTTTTTCATTTCAAGAACACCAACATTGTAAAGTAAATCATTACGATGATTGCCTGACCATTTATCCATAATCATTTTTTGGACACAAGGTGGATAATGTTTCCAATCCTCTTCTGGTTCATATTCTTTTACTTTTATATTTTGTAATTGTTCTAAAGATAAAGTTTTCTTTCTAATTATTTCAATGAAGGTTCCAATCATTACTGGAGTATTTGATTCGTTATATGCAAACTCAGTAGTAGCATTCATATTGAAGTAAGGCATATTCATGCACTTGTTCATTGGAAATACTTCTAATGCTTGAAAGAAATTTTTATTCCATTCGTGTAATTTTTTAAGAACATCCTTAACTGCATACCAACCGTCTAAAAATAAAAACAAGTGAAGCCCACCTGACTTAGATCTAACTGGTACTAAGGGTAGTTGGTTATCTCTTACAATATCTATAACTTTTTTTTGTGAATAATCTTTGTAACTTTGTGGATCTATATCAATACAACCCCATCTACATAGATCATCCTTTTCAGGTTTAATACCTATTCGTTTCGTACCTTCTAAATGTTCCTTCCAAATTTGAGGAGTAACTGGTTCGTGGACCGTGAGTGTTTGGCCTACTGTCTTGCCCCGTTCATCTACCTCTCCAGTTAGAGAGGTAGTAATGAACAGTTCAGAATTACCCTCAAATATTTTTAAGAGCTCCTGTTCCATGATTAAAACGGAACGTTAGTTTTATCTGGACTATTATTTCCTTGTGCTTGATTTTCTTGAGCAAAATCTACTTTACCAAAAATATCACTCTTCATAGCACTTTGATAGAAAGCTTGAGTTGTCTCTAATACTTTTAAATTTTCTTTAGTATTTAAAAACTTATCAAACTCAACAACCCATCCATACCAAGAGTTTTGTGAATTAGACTCTTTGGTTGTGCTTAACTTGTAAGCAGTCGACCATGATGGTGGATTGAACATACCATTTTTACCTTGTACTCTTCTAGACATAATCATTGAATTCCATGTCTTAGATTTTTTCTTTTGAGTAGATTTCATAGTAATCAAAGCTTGTTCCATTGGATTATAGTTTTCATCCAAAATATAAACAAAGTGATTACCAGTATCCTCAACATAGTTTCCGTTTTCTAATCGGTCTTTGTTGTCGGCACCTCTGGTTGTTTGAGACATAATAGATGGATCAGTATGAATACCAACAGGTCTTCCTGGACTATCCCCCTTGTCTTTCCACTCATTAAAAGTGTTTATGTAAAGACAAGGCACTACTATTAATCCTTGTCTACCTTTCCAAACTTTACCTGATGTTTCACTCCAGATGTCTCCTTGCTTTGCAGTCTCAACATGTTTGCCATCAGTCTCATCTAAGACTGGAGAGTTAGCATAAAGTATTTTTAGGATTGGTAGTTTTTGGTCTCGAGCTGTTACATACTCTTGACCTTGCCCTGCCATCTGCTCTAAATTAATAGCAGCTGGAAGGTTATCTTTTTTAGTCGTCATTTCTTTTTTATCAGTCATGATTATTCCTTCGTGGTTATTTTAGTTTTATTTGCAACATAAGTTCCAAACAATTCAGCTGGCACATCTTTACCAAGATCTTGGATCTGTTCTTTTACAAATGATCTAAGACTACTTGGATGTACAGATGTTTTCTGTTGAACTGCGAGTCCCTTTTGTTTCAGCTCCTCTACAAGTGCTTTAGCTTCATTATCTTGCTTCATTTTAAATTCCAAAGAAACTTGGTTTTTAATCAAATCTCCATGGCCATTTTCACGAAGCCAGTTAAAAGCTTCTTCACTTTTAGAGACAGGTATTCTAGCTGAATAGAAAGGCTTAACTTCGACAGATGACCCATCTGCTAGTTTAAGCATTGATATACCTGCTTGTTGCATTAAGTTTGGAATTGTTTGCTCAGAAAGGTTTGTCTCAACTTCTTTTAACTTCTTAAGTTGTTCTTCAGCCGTTGATATTTTTTTCTGAGTTTCCAATAACTTGTTGCAAGTGTCGGCAATGTCTTTCGACATGCCAGTATCTACCGATACGATAGATTCTGCTTCTAAGTCCATAAGAACCTCCTTGTGCCGAATCAATATATTATTAATTTGATTTTAGCAAACAAATAATTTAAATAATTCGTAGTGTACAATTATAAAACAAAACCATTTAAACATCAAAGACAATCCTTAATTGAAGGAGCAAAACCCTACAACTTTGCTTACTTTATGGAAATGGGGACTGGTAAAACAAAAGTTGCTATTGATAATGCAGCTTACTTATTTCAAGACCAAAGAATCAATTATGTATTTGTTATTGCACCAAATTCTGTATATCAAAATTGGAAAAAAGAAATTGATTTCCATTGTCCAGAAGAAACCAATATCTATATTTGGAAAGTAACTAAAGATAAAACATTTAAATTAGATCCTAAAAAACTTACATTTATTTTAATGAATGTTGAAGCATTATCTCATCCATCAGGTAAAAAATGGTTAGAATACAAGCTACTTAAGCACGGTATGAGAAGTATGATTATATTAGATGAAAGCACTTCTATTAAAAATTTAAAAGCATCAAGATCTAAAGCTATAATTAAATTAGGTCAATTAGCTAGATATAAAAGAATTTTAACTGGATCCCCTATTACTAAATCTCCATTAGATTTATTTTCTCAATGTGCCTTTCTTGATAAAGCTTTATTAGGTTATGATAATTTTACAGTATTTAAATCTAAATATGCAGTTATGTATAGTATTGAAAGAGGTGGCTATAATATTCAAATTCCTAAGTATTATGTAAACCTTGAAGAGTTGGAATATAAACTTAAAAACTTTTCTTATCGTGTTAGAAAAAAAGACTGTCTAGATCTACCAGAAAAAATGTATGTTCAAAGATATGTTGATATGCCTGATGAACAAAGACTAGCTTATGAAAAATTAAAGATAACTGCAATAATGATTATGAAAGATGAAGAAGTTTCATACAATAATAAGCTAACTGAATTACTTAAATTACAACAAGTAGCAAATGGTTTTGTAAAAACTAATGATGGTAATATTGTTGATTTTAAAACTAATGCCAAACTAAAAGAACTAATGAGTATCTTAGAAGAGAGTGAAGATAAGTGTATTATATGGGCTAACTATGTACATAACATTGAAAGTATTAAAAAGAAATTAGCTGAAACTTATGGAGTTGATTCTGTAGTTTCAATATATGGTAAAGATTCAGTTGAAGCTCGTAACCAAGCAGTTGAAAAATTTCAAACTAAAGATGAGTGCAGATTCTTAGTTGGTAATCCAACAGTTGGTGGTTATGGTTTAACTTTGACTGCTGCTAAATATGTAATTTATTTTAGTAATTCTTATAACTTAGAAGTTAGACAACAAAGTGAAGATAGGGCTCATAGGATAGGGCAGAAGTCTCAAGTCACTTATATTGATATAATCTGTAGAGATACTATTGATCAAATGGTATTACACAATCTTGAAAACAAAATAGAATTATCTGCTAAGACTCTTGGGGAACAAGTTCAGAAGTGGCTTTAGTTTCTAATGTGCAAATAGTATCATTGTGTTGAGACCCGTGATTAACTAATAAAATTTTTTGTATTTCAAATCCATTCTTCTTACCCATGCCACCTGAGTTCCAACCAAAAGATATTACTTTTCCATTAGGTTTTATAATTCTTGTAATTTCTTTTTTACAATTAGACCAATATTTAGTTATTCTTCTATTCTGATCATTATCATTTGAGTTATGAAAATAGATACCTAAACTTTTGTATTTTTCTTTAAGTTGATATTGTGAATATGGAGGATCAAAAACAAGAGAATTTATTGAATTAGTTTTTATACCTTTTAAAAATTCAATTGCATCTTCCTTAAAAGGATAAGGAAATGGATCAATATAATCTAACCCTAAATTTTCTTTTATAAATTTATTGATAGGTTTAATTTCAAATGTCCGATGGTTTGGCATTGCCCAAACTCTTTTTATTATCATGATATCTATTTACTCTTTCTAACCATTTGTTTTCATATTCTTCAAGTTTAGCCTCGTTCATTTTAAATTCTTGGTATAATATATCTTTGGTGCAAATACATATAAGGCCTTGTGTTATAGGACCATATTGTTCTTTATGTGCTAATGAATATGCAGCTATCTGATAGTAATAGTCTTCTACAAACTCTTCTCTCTTTGGTTTATTACTTTGTTTAAAGTCAATGATTGTAGGCTTATCATCATAAAGTCCTACCACATCTGTTGCACCTGCCCATCTATCTTCATATGCAAGACTTACTTCATTACCCCATACCTCTTTCAATAGGTCAAGATTGTTTACTATCTCGTGAGCCATGAGTCGTGCTTGTGCACCCTCTGGAGATAGGTTTAGGTAGCCACGGCCATCTATGTAGTTTTCAAGGACATAGTGCATCTCCGTGCCTCTGAGAGCTGCCTGTGAGGTAATTCTAGCTGCTTCTTGGTAGCCAACTCTTTCTCTCCATTTATCTAATCCAGCTTTCTTTTCTGGAGATTGAGTAGCAGATAATATAGTTGTAACACTTGGTATTTTTTTGTTACCTACATTATAGGTCCGTGAGCCGTCCTCCTCTTGTCTAGTATACTTCTTGTAGTTGTATTTATTAACTAACTTGAGATCGGTAATTTGAAATTTGTTTTTATCTTTGATTAGACGCACATGGTCTTTTAGAATACTTTGAATAGAAGAGCAACTATTATTCCAATCATTGATGTCATTAAAAATGCAGTAGAAGATATAAGGATTTTTTCTATTCTGTGAACATCTGTATGTAAATCTTTAATTTGTTTATTGGTTTGTTCTTGCATGATTCTGCACAACTTCTCGTGGTCATCAAGTCTTTGATGAGCTAGATTATCTTTGGAAGTTTTTCTTGGCACTTACTATTCCTCCCTTATTAAAAAGGTTAAGGGCTTGTGCTAATTCAGTATTAGGTTGTCCACCCATTGGTAGATTTGATGGTGTAATATTTGGTAAAGGTATGCTACTAGTGTCTGAGCCTACTATAGAACCAACTCTTTGACCAGAGCCTTGTTTTTGTATTCCAGATTGTAAGTATGGATCTATTTCAATTGCAGGAGCATTCTCTGGATCAAATTCTCTTTTAGCAGGGGCATTAGGCATAAAACCTGTTTTAAAATATTGTTCGTAAGCTTCTTTATTTCCTTCAACTTTATCTAGTGCGGCTTTCGCTTCAACAGGACCAACAATTCCTTCAGATACTAAAGCACTACCTAACTGTCCTACGTATCTTGTTAGTTTATCGTAACTATCAATTCCTTTGTTAGCTTTCCCTAAACCCTCTATTAATGCTCTAGTTGTTGCAGGTCTAGACATTGCGTATGCTAAAGCAGTAGGACCTAATACAAAAAAAGTTGCAGCCCCTGGATCAATTGTACCTGTAGCAAATAAACCAACACCAACTATTTGAGATATAGCACCAGCTTGTTTCATCTGTACTAACATCTCAC